TGTCACTACAGCCGAAGTTACCGCAAACGGAATAGATTTATCTTCTCATACGCATGATTATACTTGGACAGATCCAAGCGGAAGCGGTACAACAGCAGCACCAAATTAAGGTATTATTTATGAAAGTAGCAGGCATAACGAGTGATGGCGATTTTATTTTTGGTAAAAGCAAAGCATCTTATAAAACAAATTCAGATGCAATAGCTCAAAATGTTATAACGAGATTACGATTATTTAACGATGACTGGTTTTTAGATGTGGATTCAGGTATTCCTTGGATTGAGCTTTTAGGCACAAAAGGCGGTTATGATAGAATAAGAAGAGCTATAGAAAAGTCTGTATTACAAACAGATGGAGTAAAGTCTATATCAAGACTTGAAATAGAAGAAAATATCGAAACTAGAAAAGTTACTGTGATCCTTGAATATAGCGATGTTTTTGAAGTTGATGTTTCGGAAGTTGTTGACATTTCCACAGACAGTTTTCTTTAATGAAAAATAAAAAAAATATGTTAGTATAAAAAAAACAATATAAAGGAACGTGAAAATGGTGCCAGATTTTACAGATGAAGGAATCGAAGTTCAGACGTTTGAAGAAATCTACGAAGAACTTTCTGATGGGTATAAAGCTATTTATGGTTCCGATATTGACTTAAGCGAAAATACTCCCGATGGACAAAGAATAGCTATTGAAGCACAATCCAGACTAGATCTTCAATCATTCGGAGTTGCTTTATACAATCAGTTAGACCCTGATTTTGCCATAGGAACGGCATTAAACAGGATTATAAAATTATCTGGCATAAGTCGTAACCCTTCGGTACGTTCTCAAGTAGATGTAACCATAACAACAGATAGAGTTTTAACTCTTCCTGACAATTACATAGTTGAAGATACTATAGGCCAACAATGGGTTACGACAGCTTCTGAGGCTTTAATTAGTGGTGCTAACACTGTTACGCTTTATTCTGAGTATTTTGGCGCATATTCTGCTGGCGTTTCTACAGTAACAAATCCTTTAACTATCGTTATAGGTATCGTTTCGGTTACTAATGCTGCTATTGCTACAGTTGGAGAAGATGAAGAAACCGACGAAGAATTAAGGATACGTAGAAACCTTTCTTTAAGTACGCCCGAAACAAGCTCTATAGGAGGATTATATACAGCTTTAGGAAATATCAATAACGTTAGCAATCTAAAGATTTACGAAAATTATACTGATAGCGTTGACGCAGTTTTAACTTTAGATGCTCATACAATGTGGTGTATAATCGAGGGCGGTGGCGTTAATGATATAGCAGAAGTTATTTCAAAAACAAAAACGATCGGTGCAGGGTTAAAAGGTAGTGTTACAGGAACGTATGCCGAAGATATAACTTTGCCTGATGATACGATTTTCGTTTATACGCATTCCATAAATTTTGATAGACCTACGGACGAAGATTTATATATTGAAGTGACAGTAACAAGAAAAGATACTACTGTACCGATAGATACTTCTTTAATTGAAGATGCTCTCGTTGCAAAAACTTATTCAATCGGTGAATTTTCTCCGGCTAGTGAACTATATAATATTGTATATTCTGCTGGTACTACTTTTTATGCGACGCTTTTAAAAGTAAGTTTAGACGGAATCACATATACAGATAGCAAAGTTACGCCTGCTGCCGATGGGCGTTTAGTTATTACGGCTGGTAACATCTCAATAACCGAGGTAGTTTAATGACATATGTCAGCGAATATTGCGGACTATTAGTAAAGCAATATTGGGAAAAAACTAATGCAAAAGCAGAAATAGCATTGAAATCGGGAACGTGGGAAAATATTTTTAATTGGTTAAAAGCTTTTGAAACTGAGTTCGATCTTGATATTGCCGATTCTGATAGATTAAATATTATAGGTAGAATCGTAGGAGTAACAAGAAACGTTCCCTCTATCTTGAAAAAGGTATTTTTCGGTTTTGATGATAACCCCGATGTTACTGGCTTCGATGATAAATTTATTCAAGTTGGAGATCTTGGAGCTTTTTACAGTAAATTTTCTCCTGAATATTCTTCTTATCAACTTAATGACGACGATTTTAGATTTTTCATAAAAGCGAAAATAACGAAAAATATTGCTCATGGAATAATGGCATCGGACTATTACGAAAATATACAATCGGCAATAATAACTTTATTTGATGGAATGGCTTTTATTGAAGATAATTTTGATATGAGTATGACGTTACATATAAGTTACTTAATGAACGAGGATAGAACAAGGATTATATTTGAATTGGATCTTTTGCCAAAAACTCAAAGCGTTAAGTTTATACTTGTTCAATCAGAAATAAAAGATACTTTTGGGTTTGATGATAATACTAACAGTAAGGGCTTTAAAAATAAATTTGATTCGGTTACGGAGCCAGGCGGGAAGTTTCTTAAAAAATTAATATAAAAAAAAGGTTTAAGAATGGCAAAAATAGCAAGATATGATGGGGATTTAGCAGCTTTTGCTTCTAATGCCGTCGGTGTAGAAAGAACGGTTTTTGGTGATATTGTACAATCTGATACTTTAGACGACAATATCAACGCTGATTTTTTGAGAGGTTGGGGCATCGTTTCCGTAAGTTCTCCACCATCAAAACAAGATTTTAATGCTCTTGGTTATACAACGACATTTTTACTTTCATATTTGCATCAGATGGGTATAGCGGAGTGGAATTTATCTCAAGAATATCATGCAGGTTCTGCAACAATCAGAACAGGAAATCTTTATATTTCTAAAATAAATGCAAACACAGGAAACGACCCAGCTACAGATGCTATAAGTTGGAAATTAATGGCAGCTATGGAAGATTTAGAAGACGCTATTAATATAAATTATGACAATATAGCGTCAGGTCTTGCTGCAATTAATGTTCAAGCTGCTATTGATGAGCTTAGAACTTCTAATAATATTACTTATGATAATTCTATTTCTGGCCTTTCTGCCACAAACGTCAAAACTGCTATAGATGAAATTGTACAGACTGTTACGCCAGCTGGTGCGGTTCAATATTTTGCTATGTCTGGGGCACCTACTGGTTGGTTAAAAGCTGACGGTACGGCAGTTTCAAGGGCTGCATATTCTGCTCTTTTCTCAGCAATAGGAATTTTATACGGTGCTGGTAATGGAACCACTACTTTTAATGTTCCTGATCTTAGAGGCGAATTTCTTCGTGGATATGATGACGGTAGAGGGATTGATGCTGGTAGAGTAATGGGATCATCTCAAGTAGATGCTCTTGAGCAACACTCACATCTTTCTGGTGTTTCTGGCCTTTCTGAAGAATATGAAGGATATTGTGGTACTGGTTATATATCTGACGTTTTAAGCAAGGCTACTCACGCAGAAGGAAGAAGTGGCGCAATTGGAAATAATGCTATTACTAGTGGAGTTATTAGTTCTGGTGTAGCGATAACAAGTGCGCTACAAGGCGCAACTACAGATTGTAAAGCACCTTCTACAGAAACAAGACCTAGGAACATAGCATTAAGTGCCTGCATTAAATTTTAATTGGAGAAAAGAACATGACAAAAATAGCAAGATATAATGGAAATTTAGCAGCTTTTGCTTCATCGGCTACAGGTACAGAAAGAACTGTTTTTGGTAGCGTTACACAATCTGATACTTTAGACGACAATATCAACGCTGATTTCCTTACAGGTTGGGAAATTGTGGCAGTTAATGACGCTCCTGCAAAGCAAGATTTTAACGGCATGACTTATACGTTATCTCAAATATTAGCCTACTTACATCAAATGGGTGTAGCAGAATGGAACGTTTCTCAAGAATATCATATCGGCGCAGTGACTACTATTGGCGGAGTAACGTATATGTCTACGACGAACACGAATACAGGCAATGACCCAGCTACAGATTACACAAATTGGAAAGATATTTCAGGAAGTAGAACTGTTGTTGCTACGACAGATGCAACGATTACCGCTATAGCAACAATTGCAGTTCCTGAAAATTCTATGGTTCTTATAGAAGCAAGAATCGGGGGCTTAATTGATGATTATTCGGCAGCTTGCGGTGGAGTGATACAATACACAGCTAGAAGAGTCGCTGGGGGTGCCGTAGAGGTAGCAGCACCTATAACAAATGTTCAACAAGATTCTTCTGGATCTGCGACTATAGATGCAGATATTAATGGAAATAATATTAGATTACTTGTTACAGGAGTTGTCGCAGAAAATTGGGCTTGGAATTGCAGCTATAAGCAGACTTTTATCGTTTAAAATCGGAGACTTGACATTCTTATTAAAATGATTTATTTATACTTTATAACGAATAAAAAAAAATGGAGCAATTATGAGTATTAGACCTTTTCCAATTCTTGACGCACAAGAACAGAGAATTCCTCTAACTTTCGGCATGATGGCAATGATTGCTAGTTTCGGTGGCACGCCTAATATAACTTATTTTGGTTATGCAAAATTTGGGACAAACATTGAAGATGCTGGCTGGCTAATTTTTAAGCAAACAAATGATGATGACGGCAATTTTGTAAGAAATAGGGCGGTTGTCGGTGCTAATGGTGTACCAGAATTTGAAAATATATGGCAAAGTAACGATTCTAAAACAATAGCTTCTATTACAAAAGCAGCAATTGCAGTATTAGAAACGACGACAGATCACGGCTATGAAACTGATGATAAAATAGAAATAACTGGTTGTGATGCTACTGAAGCTAATGGCAACGGTTACGGATCTATAATGTTTAAAGTTAAAAAGTTAACTAATACAACGGTTTCTCTCGTTGACGTAAACACAGATTTAGATATTGATTCCTCTGCTTGGGTAGCAGCAGGGACAACAGGGTTAGTATTTAAGCGTAATTATTCCGCTTATACAGTGTCTTAATTTTTTAAAAAAAAAGAGGTCAATATGACATCTCAAGTTAGAGATATGATGACAGGCACACTTCGACAAATCGGTATGCGAGTAGTCCCGTTTAAAGGAGTTCCCAAACTTTCAGATTATAGATATAATGTAGGAACCGTTGGACGTAATAAAGCAACGAATGATTTTTATATTCTTAGAACTAACGCCATGAATGCAGCAGAATGGCAAATTTTCGCATCTGCAACACTTGATTTTTACGAAAATGTTCTTTCAATTGCGGATGCCTCATTGGCACCACCAACGGAAGTTTCTGGAGATCGGTATATTTTAGATGCTAACGCACCTGTACACGCTAATTGGGACGGTGCTGTTTCGCAAGACATAGTTGAATTTAATGGTGCAACATGGATAATTACAACGCCTTCTGCTGGTGGTTTTGTTTATGTCGATGACGTGACTATATTATATGTTTTTACAAGCTCGACATGGCAGCCTATAACAGCAGCTATCCCAGATGCAACGACTACAACTAAAGGTATAGCATCTTTCGATGCTTATGATTTTAATATCGCTGCTGGTGCTTTGTCTCAACGTCCTGGATCTGGTGTTTATTTTGTAGGAAAGTGGGGTAATGATAGTGCCGACGGTCTCACTTTTAGCAGTGCAAAGCTTACAGTGCAAGCCGCGGTTACGGTTGCTCCATCAAATTCAACGATCCTTGTTTATCCAGGGACATATACAGAAACCGTTACTCACAGCGCCTCAAACATTACTCTAATTGCTCAAGGCAAGCCAAATAATGTTATCATAACGCAAGCAGATGCTAACGTCGTAGATTTTGGCACGTATACAGGGATTCAGTATAAATATTTTGGAATACAATGTACTGCTGCAACAACTGCGATAAATACTGTTACAGGAACAACAGGCCTTTGCTCTTTCAAAGAATGTACGCTTAAAATGACTTGTTCCTCTGCTATCGTTGCTTCCGCACAACCCGCGGTTGGGGCTATCACTGGAGCAGGGACATTAAAGATTATACTAGGACAAGTGAATTACGCTCATACTGGTGCTTGTGGCGGAACTGCTGTAAAAGGAGCTTTTAAGGTAGCTCACGGTGGTTTTATCCAGCTTTCTCTTATAAAAGGCTTCACTATTGTTAACAGTGGTACAGCATTAGCGACTTCTGTTGGTATAGATACCGCATCTACTGGTGTCTTTGAGATGAATGAGAATGAGATTTCCATTACAGACGCTACAGCAACAATAGTCGCTGGTCTTGCGTATCTTGGAGGAACTGGAACAGATCACGAATACCGCCGAAACACTATTCACGTTACGGTTGGCGGTGCTAACACTGGTTACGGCATTTTCACCGCCGACACTGCATCAGTGACACGCACTTATTACAATCATATTCATGTAGAAGACACAGGCGGAACGAGCAAGGGCTTCATTGTCGGGACTGGCGCAACGCTGGTATCTCAATTCGATGATATCATTGCTGATGATGGTAATACTGTAACAGGAACGTTCACACAAGTGAATTCTCCTTTTGACGGCGATCTTTCGATATCGGGAGAATTAACGTTAGGTGTTGATTTAGCGCCAGAATACGGCGGAGTTATGTCTTGGAGTGTCGTTACAGGTGCTACGTCTGGAACGTCTCGTCATGGTTATTTTTGTAATCATGCAGCAGCAAGAGTAGTCGTGACACTTCCTAATATCGCAATCGTTGGAGATATAATTAAAATCGCAGGAGTTGGCGCAGCAGGTTGGGAGATTGCTCAAAATGCTTTGGGTATTATACATATGAATACATTGACAACAACAACAGGAATTACAGGAAACTTACAAAGCACGAGTATTAGAGATTGTGTAGAGCTTGTTTGTTCTGTCGCTAATACAGAGTGGCAAGTAATTAGTTCAATGGGAAATATTTCAGTAACGTAAAATAAAGAAAAAAAATATTTTCAGAACAAGTTAAATATTATGTTAGAATGTGGTTAAGTATAAAAATTTTTTAAGGAGAAATTATTATGGCAACGATGAATAGTTGGGGTTCTTCTAATCCCGCAGAAGTCGCAAAAGGCGGTACAGGCGTAGAAACTATGTTAATTCATGGTCTTTTAGTAGGAAATACAATTGGGGCGATTACGTCTTTAGCAGTTTTGACAGACGGGCAACTTCTTGTTGGTAGCTCGGCAGCAGATCCAGCACCACACACAATTACAAGTTCGGATAGCACAATCGCCTTCACTGCTGGTAGTGGAACTCTTAGTTTCCAAGCTCGAGCAGGTACAGAAGATGTTACTGGTGTTGTCGAATTTTCTACAGGTGCGGAAACTACTACAGGAACTTCAACTACATTAGCAGTTCATCCCGATGGTTTAGATACTCGGCTAGGTACACAAACTGACCACGGTGTCATACTAGGTGGTGGCGGTGCGGGTTTTAATCTTGGCGTTACTGCAGAAGGCGGAGCAGGTAAATTTTTACGCGGTGCAGGGGCAGCAGATCCGACGTGGTCAACGTGTACAATTCCTGATACTTTTGCACAAGGCGATGTTCTTTTTAGCACAGCAACAAATGAAATTGCAGGTTTAACTAAAGATGCGAATGCGTCACGATATATCTGTAACAATGGAGTAGATAATAGTCCTGCTTGGAGTCAAATCACACTTACTAACGGAGTTACTGGAATCCTTCCTACTGCTAACGGCGGAACAGGTATCGCAAGCCCGACAGAACACGCGTTGGTTATTGGTGGTAATGGTGCTGCTGCTATGACCAACCTTGGGGTAGCAACAAACGGTCAACTGTTAATAGGTAGCTCTGCTGCTGATCCTGTATTAGCGACCTTGACTGCCGGTGCAGGAATAAGTATCGCTAACGCTGCCGGTAGTGTTACAATTAGCTCAACGGCTTCTGGAATGGGTTTTGAAGCAATCACAGACACGACAAAGCAAGCTGCTATTGATTATGTATATACTTGTGACAATGTTGCGTTAGTTACTGTTACGCTTCCCGATACTGCTGCGGTTGGCTCTGTAATAACTATTATTGGCAAAGGTGCTGGCGGTTGGAAGGTTTCAACCAACGCAGGAGAAACTATTAAGTTTGGAACTGCTTCTAGTACAGAGGGTGTGACTGGGTTTATTTCGTCGACTGACGATAACGACGTAGTATCAATGACTTGCATCACGGAAAATGTGTTATGGATAGTAACCTCTTCGGTCGGAAATATTACAATTGCTTAAAGATTAAGGACTTGTCAATCGTTGACATATTGTTATTGCAAAGGAAGAGTAACAGACGGTATCATCTCTGTAAAATGAGGTGATACCATTAAGCGATGTCAGAAGAATTTCGCAAAAAGTGTGTCTGCAAAGAACTAAAAGACAAGAAAGCAAGTTCTGTATAAACAGTTTAAGGAGAAAATATGACAACAAATAATGGAATTAATAAAACAATTAAAGATGGCGGAGCTATCAACGGAACGATTATCGGAAGTGTAACACCGCAAGCTGGTAGTTTTACGACAGTTACGACAAACTCTACATTTAATT